ATTTTATTATTTTAATTTAGTGCCACATCATTGTTGCTATTGCTCCTACTGCTATACCTATCAAAGTCAAAAGTATTCCTAAAGTTCTACTAACACCATTCCAGTGGCCTTGACTAGTTGCCATCTTTAACTTAATTTCATGTATTTCCTTTTCATGCGCTGCTATCTTTCCATTTGCTATTTTTTGTAGTTCTATTTGGTGATCTAACTTTTCATTTACACCTAAGAATTGAGCCTGTAGAAATTTCTCAAAATATTCCATTTAGCATACGTTTTGAATTATGGGGAGTTGGACTGTATAATTCACACCGAATAGGTGAGCATTTAAAAACATATATTCAGGTCTTATGACATCGGTTATCTCTGCCGATCTCATATGGTCGATTATTTCACTTCTGTAAAGTTCTTTTAAAAAGGCAATGGCTAAATCCCTCATTGGCTCCAGATAGGTAGTTTCCATTTCTAAGGACCTCCAATCGTTTGTATCCTCACTCACACGAGTAAGTATCCATCCTTGTAATGGTATTACCGCTTTCCTTATGCCGTTGCTATTTGTTGTACCATTAGAATCAAATGGTAGAACTATATTTCTTGGATAATCATCAAACTCAAATGAATCCTGAAAAGATTGAAACTCTCTCAGGTTAGCAAATGACAAGCTATCAGCTCCTATTGCCGTTGTATTCGCTGCCTGTATTGCCTCCAGTACTTTCATTTAACTTTTGATATATATCGTTATAACGTTCTCTAAATTCCTGCCTTTCTTTATTCTCTACCGCAAAAGCTACCACATCTTCAAAGCTACATTTCCAAAACACTTTTGCTGGATTCATGCTAAAACGTTCTGCATGATTACCAACTAAACTTAAGTCCTCAAACTGATTGAGTTTGTGAACCCCTGCCAGGTAAGCAATATCCTTTCTTTTCTTTCTGTCAGGTTGTTTTTCATTCTCTGCCATTTGCTTTGCGTAGTTGCTCCATGCGGTAAGGCACTCTTGAGTAAAAAAAAACCTATGGGTCTGATCAGATATGCTGGCATTTGCTCTATTACTGCCTTCAATTCCATAGCACGATCATAGTCGAACTTCTTACCGTCATATAAAGGTTGAAGGTATATCGCACAAGCCGCGCTAAGTTGCTCTTCTAAATACTTAGACTTAGTTAGTAACTGTTTTAAATGAATGTTCTGCCCTATGCTTAAAGCCTGAATCCGTTTAGGTATTGTAACAGTACACTCATTAATCTTTAATACCTTTGGAAGTTCTTCACTAAATTTAAAATCGCTTTCAACAAACCATCTCACAGCGTTCCAAATCGTTACCTCATTTTCTGCTGTAGCGTGGAAGTCTGTAAAATTAGTGTCTGTGAATATCTGAAACAGTTTAAAGAAGTCACGCTCAACTAATGGCTTATCTATTCCCCATTCGCTGATAATCCTCTCATATTGCTTTGTGGTTATTTCCTCAAAGCAGGAAGGGATATTTTTACGCTCACCATTTAAACTAATGACCATCCGAAGTAAACCAGTTTATAAATGACATTTAAAACCAATCCTAATAATGCAAAGGTAAAACAAGACGTTGCTAATAGTATTAGCAAGTATCCTAAAGTTTTTAGTTTATTCATAGCCCTAATCTGTTTTCTGTAAATGGTTCAGACCACTCTAAATTGTCATCTTCATAGTCGGCTTTATTAGCCTCTAAGAAGCCCCAAAGGGTATTATACATATTGTAGTTGATTCCTGCTTTCTTAGCGTATTCGTTCACATATTGAACCCTAAACTGTTCGGAGTCTAATAGTGTACTGTTTTCCTGTGCAGAGTTTTGTATCCATCCTACGTTGGTGAACTTGTAAGCACCAACTTCCATCCAACGGGCATAGACAATAGGCTTTAAAAGGTCTACTAAACCTTTCCAGTTGTATGTCACATCATTGTAAGTATATTCAGCACCTTCAGCTAAATCAACCCATTTCTGATCCGGTGTGCCTGATGTATCGTAATTGGTTGCAAACGTGTTGTAGAACTCATACCCTAGCAAATCGGTAAGTATCTGTTCTTCCGCATCTTCAATAAAAGCAGAAAGATCAGCACTTTCGTTTTGATTTGGTATCTTGTACGGACGGGATGCAAAATCTGTAACGCTAAGTAACATAATTAAAAGTTTAAAGTAAGGGAGGGAACCACCCCTCCCTAATTAACTAAACCAAATTAAGAACCAGCATCCAAAGCAGTGATGGCTTCAGAGAAGTCACCTGATACAAAAGCTCCAGCGTGGTTAGATTTGATGTAAGACACCAATCTAATTTCACCTAAGATTGTAACAAGGTTCTTCGTGAAGTCATTACCATCGTAACCCATGTCAACGGAAAGACCCTGACGTACTTTCACATTTAATTTAGTGAAGTCACCAACTGTGAATTTATCTACAGTCTGTCCAGTGTTTCCGAGGATTCTTACACCTGAAATCACAGTACCATCAGCAGAACGGAAAGGAGCTAAGGTATAATGACCATCGCTTGCCTTCTCTAAGTCCATAGCTGCAATATCGTCAGGGTGACAAAGTGCGTAGTTAGGTAAGAAGTTATTAGCTACTACCTGGGCGATTGCAGTTCTCAATACGTCAGCTTTGTTAGGCTCAATGATTGTACCTGCAAAAGAACCTGCATCGTATGCAGTATCCATAGAAAGAATACCAGCCAATGAAGGGGTAGTACCATCACCGCTCAACAGAGCAGCATCTACTGCCAACATGATCTCTTCACGGAGTTCCATGTCGATTTCGTTAGCTAATGAATCAAGATCATCAAGAGCTTCTTTTGAAGTCTTAATGAAGGCAGTAACCTTTTCAACTTTCTTAGATTTTTCAACCCAGTCGAAGTCGATTTGATTCTTGCTTGATCCTTCGGTGGTTTCACCTGCATCACCGTCTTTATTTTCTTGTTCTGCCCACTGTACATACATCTTAGTAGTAGATGATGTGTTGGCAAGATCCATGATCCAAGGTCTGCGCTGTACGATACGGGTCAATCCGCTTTCAGCATCAGCCAAAGAGAAAGGAATGCTATTGCTTCCTACTGCGCCAACGTTACCAGTACTGAAAGTACCAGCTACTTTATTAACCAAAGGGATGTCTAATTCAAAAGATTTTCTTTCGCCTTTAGGAAGTTTAGAGCTAACGCCCATTTCCTTCATCTTCTCGGTGATCATCTGTCCGATAGTCTTGTTAGACTTACCGAAACGTAGGCTTCCGTCTTTTACTTTGTTCACGTCTTCAGCAACTTCTTCTAATTGCTTTTTGATTGAAGCTAGTGCCTCGCTAACCTTAGCGGCTTCCATGGTTTCAATCTTAGAGTTTAGACTTTCGATCTGCTTAGAGATCGTGTCAATTTGCTCTTTGTCAGCTTTAGTGCCAACGCTTTTTTCTTGCTTTGCCTTGAACTCGTCTAATTGTTTTGTAAGAGTCTCAAGAGCCTTCAATGCTTCTTCCATTTTTGTTATTTTAAAGTGATTAATAAATTTAGTACACGCTTTTGAAACTCATCGCTCTCTGAGTGCTTACGCGGCTCTGTGTGAGTGGAAGAATCCGGCTCATCTGACTTTGTTTCCATTATTGATTGTGTAGGCGTTGCGCTGTTCGAACCACGCACAACCGCACTACCTTCTATAATCTTTGCTTCTGTTACAGCCCAAAAGAATCCATTCTCAACGGCTGCATCTTTGTTAGCTATCTGTGGAGCATATTTGTTCCATATCGCAAACTCTTTCTCATAACGATCATCATTCACCGCTAATTCCATCTTCACGTATTGCATCCCTACTGAATGATTCTTAACCTTGCCTTGCGCATAACGGTTAAACATTTCAGGTGCCTCGTTTTTGTCGATAACTGAATCAAATACTAGTGCCTGAGTTTGACCTTCAAAAGTATATCCGAGTTCCGTCCAGTCCATTTGTTTAGCAAAGGCTTTGACATTATCCGATATGATACCCTCGAATGAAAAGTTGTGCTGATTAACGAGATAAAAGTCTTTTGATTCTTTAAGAGACTTATTCCATAGCTGATCAATATGTACGTCTCCATGACTATCGAAGAACTTTGTCGTGTTTATGATTGATCTTACTTTGATCTTAGTTGTCTCGGGATTGATTGCAGCAGCCTTTGACACATCGCCTTTTTCGGTTACTAACTGTGGATAGTAACTAACCGCGTCAGCTTTTTTAATTGCTGATTTCTTTTGTGCGATTAAAGCCGATTTGTTTTCGATTAGGTAATCGATCAGCTTCCTTTTATCCTGGATGTCTGGCAACTGTATCATATCACTTATGGATTATCTTGTCCTTGATCTTGTCCTTGTCCGCTTTGATCGCCTTGACCTGTTGCGGTGTTAGCTGTTTCATTCTTTGTAATTTTAAAGTCCGTATCTAAGAACTCATTGGCACTTTCGGCATCTATTCCCATGTCAATCATAGACTTAAACGCGTTGATCTTTGCCTGATTAACCTCTACCTTTTCCTTTTCAAAGATTTGCATGAAAGGCAGGTGATCCCATGAGATGTAGATGTTCTTGCCTTGCTCTTCATATCCAAAGAACCGTTCAAAGGAATCCATGAACTGGTTACCCTTTGGCTCTAAACAGTAGTTTATGTGAGCAGCACGGGCCTTCTCTTGGTTCTCATAAGTGCTTGACTGATAAGCCTCTAATACGTCTCTAGGGATGCCGTACATATTACCGATAAGGAAATAGTCAGCTAAATAAGCCTGATCTAATTGAAGAGCCGCCATATCATCGACAAACCTTCTGATTTGAACAGGTACCTTATAAGCCCAAACCTTCTTATCGTTGGTGTCTATCTTATTCTCCAAGTCTTCCTTCTCTTCCTGCCCTAGTCCAATCTTTGAAATGTCATTTACTGCACCGACAAGGAACTTACCAGAATATCTGATATTGATATTTTTAGCGTCTAGGGCAAATTCTGAATTGCTTAAAACCTTGTATAAAGCCTCTATACGGCTTGCGCCTTTGTAGAAGTTACCAATACCATTTGTTAAATCAGTGTTGATTATAACGCGATCTAGGCTAATAGGCTGGCTTGATGAATCGTTGTATGTGTATTTGATAGTAAGGCGTTTCTTAAACTCATCGGCTTCACGACTGAACACCATCTTATCCTTATTTTTCTCAATCTCATGTGGCCATTCCATTTTTGAAGGATCAAGAAAGTACATCTTATTACCCCCTATCTTGTCAACTGCCTTTGAGTCTACGTAGGTGTAAGAAGTTCCCAGCATATTCCAAAACATGAAATCCCAAAGGAATTGAGATTGTGTCTGGTATGGGTTAGGCCTATGGAGTAGTTTTAAAAAAGGATCTTCAGGTATCTCTGTTTCGTCTTTCCATACAGAAACAGCACCCATGCTAAACAGGTCGCACTGTAAAGAAAAGACTTTAAGAAGTGCAGGATTCGATAAAACCGCATTGAGCTTATCTCTTTCCTGTTTGTATTTATTAAAGTCGGTGGAAGTGTTTAAAACTTCATAGCCGAAATTATAGCGATTGTTTGCGCCTTTAAAGCGTGATAGGATGGAGTTAAGAAGATTAAACTTCATTTACCCATAAGTTTGTAACCGTTTAAACGAATATGCAAATGTCAACGGTTTTAGTAATAATACCAAATCTGTTAGTAAAATATTATGTTAAGTAGTTTCACGTGAAACAAAAAAACCCCCATCAGTCAAGATGAGGGTCGAAATTTCTAGGTGTTGGTTCTGCCAGTTATCCAACGAATACCAAAGCAGACAGGCAAATATAAATAATTAGTTTTTATTTAGCAAGTGTTTGATTATATGAGCTTTATAATTCCATTACCCCTCAAAAACTGTGCTATATACCTGCATGGGTCAATAAGGTGGTTGTTCTTATCTTCTGGCTCCTCTAAGATTATCCCATACCGATCTACCTTCCTGCTGTAATTCTGGGCCTCTGAGCGCAGGTTATTACTTGAATGGGTATAATATACCTTTACCTTCTCCAGTAGCTCTATGCCCTCAATAATAGAACCTGGGCCTTTGATGGCCTTACACGCATAATCCCATCCAGACTGCCTCAAGGCTATTATCTTGCTTTCCCTGTTATCATCGCAAATGATGTACTCATTTTTAGGAATCTTTAAACGCCTGAAATTCCAACCTACCAGACCCTCGTCATCTTTACTAACTTGCTGTAGTTCGCTAGGCGTTAGTGATAGCTTTAATTCGTTTTCAGATTGGTAGTTTAGTTCATGGAAGTAAATAGCTCCATCATAATATTTCGCCTCAAGGATACCCCACGGATCAACAGAACCCCAGTCCACCCCGTAATATCGCTTACCTTTTATCTTTTGATAATCCTCATCACTTATCTCATCCCACTCAAATATCCTGTTAGGGTTGCTTCCAATAACCCCTAAACCGTAAACATTCCATTTATTGCGCCAGTACTTAGACTTTATATTTGAATCGAAGTCGTACTTATCTAGATTTGGATCGTGGAAGGCGCGAACCTTATTAAGCTCTATTTCATGCTTTTCCTGTGGGCTTATTAGTTCGTTGTCTTTGTATGTAAGAACCAGGTAGTCGCAATCATCCCGCCTGATTACGTCCGTATGCGCCCAAAATTCATTGTTTGGATTAAAGTCTATAATGATCCTTTTTGCCCGTGAGGTAAGTTCCCGATAAGTCTCAAAATTAGTCTTATTGGCCTCGTTTAAAAACACTATATCGGATCGAAGACCTTTTCCTATGTCTTCCTTATCAAGCCCGATGAACTTAATAAATGAGTTGTTCTTAAAGCGATAAAAGGTCCCTCCCGTGAAAGCGTTCTGATCATAAACGCCTACTGCCTTAAGGATGTTAACAAAGTCTTTAATGACCGTAATCCTCATCTTGGTTAGTTCCTGACTAGCGATAAAGATTTCCTTGTCTGGATTAGATAGAGCATGATTAATCAGGATCACAAGAATAGAATAGGTCTTACCCGCTCCCTGACCTCCCTGAATTACCCAAATCCTTTTACGTAGTTGGGCTATCTTTCTGAGGCTCGTTGTCGCCTGAATCATTTAGTGGGTCTATGTTTAGGATGCCTTGTGAAACCGTTACATCTGTTGGCTGTGTCAATTTACCAAAAGCTGAATCTAATAATAAATTAGCGGCTTGAACATTGCCAGCCCTAGCCTCTTTAATCATATTCAAAATAATAAGATCGGCCTGATCAAGTTTTTCCTCTATTTGAGTAATTGGGTTTTTATCAGTAGTTTCTACAGAAAGCCACTTTTTAGCTATTGTGGAACGGTTTACACTACCCTTTGGCCTACCCCTGTTTTCGGGTTGGTTTTCTGATGTAAAAGGAGTGAGATTATCTAATCTTGACACGTTTTTTTCACGTTATTTTTCTTAAAAGGTAAAGCCTTGTTTAATAGTTCCTTACGCTTACGGCATGGTTCACAGCCCCCACTTTTTGGATAAACTATTTTAATAATCTTCTCAACTAAATCCCCCGCGCCTTGCATCAGTTATTTCCAATATAAAAAAGACTGTCATCAAATATCAAATAATCAAATGCCATAATCTCCCTATCGAGCTGACCATAGTACCATTC